TCTTCAAGGCGTCGCGCCTTTTCTTCCAGCAATGCTAAATATTCAAGCTTCTCCTCTCTTGTCATTTGGCATCACCTTATTTTCAAGCTCTTTGATGCGCTTATCTAAGTCATCATCGGCTAGGTTTTTAATATCAACTTTTCCTGAATGTTCATGCTGAACTTTGTCTGTAAACATATTCATATGCTTACCAAGTAGCTCATTGGCCTTGTTAGCAGCGGAAAATTCACCCTCTGCCATAGCTTGTTCAGCAATGTCTCTAAGGTTTTTAATTACCATGTACTGATCAACACGAAGGTCGGCCATTCGTTCTAGGTTTAGATATGCAATTCGATCTTGTACATCTTGACGCTTATACACACTCCAAGCGTTTTGACGATGCTCGTAACCTGCTGCTTCTCCTGCCTCAGAAATTCTTAATTTAGGGTTTGCAATATATGCTTGGCAGAACTTCTCATGGCGTTCATCTTCAAGTGGTTCTGCGCCTTTGATTTGTTCTTCCATTGGTACCTCTATTGTTCTAATGCGAATTTAAGATCATCAGGCGTTTCCAAATAACACCCATGTTTGTTGCAGAATGCGTGAATGTCGTTTAGGTATTCAGTGAATTGAGCTGTACTTGCGTCTGTCGTGCTCATTAGCTCGCATAGTCCATTTGCAACATCTTGATAAAGAGGATGCTTAGAATCCTTTAA